CATTGGCTTTGAAAGGTTGAGAGACCTTTTCAAACGCACTTTTGTAATCAAACTCTGTTGTATCCTGAGTATCCTCTTTCGTGTCAGTCGAGTCTTTCTCACTAGTATCAAGAGATTCTGTTGCATCACTACTGGCAAAAGGTTCAGCCGCTTGTTGAGTATCCTCAACAGGATCAGTTACTTCTTCTTCAGTAGAGGTAGCGTCAGTTTGCTCCTGTGCTTCACTATCGTTCTGTTCAGTATCCGTATCAGAATCTTCTGATTCTGAGGTAGTTTGGTCGGCTGGTGTAGCAGAATGTGTGGATTCTGGTACATCGTTATTTGGTTCCTGACCTACTAATACATCAGTAGGTAAAGGTTGTTTTAAAAAGTCTGCGTCAGAAAGAGCTAAATTATTTTCCGTCATGTAGGCTCTCCTTCAATAATTCATCCCGGGTTTCTTCATGACTGGCCAAAGCTCCATCCATTTCTTGACCTCTACGCATAACAGATTCAATAAAATTATGAAATGCACCTACCCCATAAATCATACGATCGATTAATTCCAGTTGTTCAGGTTTTAATCCGGCACTTTTAGCCATAACAAGTCGAGCTGCCTCTTCTTTAAAATACCCTTTTTCAACGACATCTTTATAAGGCTTACTATTAATTAACGTTAAACATGTATCTCGCATAGCAATAAGCTCGTGAGCTACTTCAATTTGAATTTCGACCTGTTCTAAATCGTTCATGGTATTCCTTATGGTTAGGTTAATTAATACTTCTGTTATTGATATTTAACGTAATATACTTAGATTTGTCAAGTTAAAGGATGTTAAACCTATGCTTTACTTCTTGTACAAATCTCATAAAATCTAAAAATTCCTGATGATTTAAACATATAACTTTATCATTCTCTGTACAATTACCCATTCCCCAAGTGTCTTCCAACATAAAACCAGGTAACCTAATAGGATTATCTCCTGGTTTATTCATACCAATCATAGGAGAACACGGCGATTCAGCACTAATTGGCGCACTGAATATTAATGCTAAAATAACTATACTAATAGTTCGAATTATCATTAGAGACTTCCAATTCCTTTTAAAGCTTCTTGCTGAAGTTTAGAATTATTGTCATGCTCTTTCTTTTCCATCTCTCTAACATGTTGTTTTTCAGCTTCAGTCTGTTTTCGAACATCTTCAACTCCAGACTCTTTCTCAAGGAAATCAAGATCTTTACTATCGGAATCGCTATCCATATTCCGTGCTTTAGCTCTCTCAGTTTCAGTCTTAGCTGTCTTGAGACCTACATCAACTTCATTCTCGCGGCCTTTAGCAGTCTCATTAGCTACCTGAGCTTCTAATAGAGCAATCTCAAGTTGAGCTTTCTTCTCTGCTAATGGATCTGGTTGAGGTTCAAATTCTTCAATCTTCTTAGCTAAATCAGGCATTTTACGCAATTTAGCAATATCTTCCAGAATCATATAACTCATTTCCGGAGGTAATGAATTGCCTACTGTCTGGAGCATAAATGCTAATTCACTGGCTTTCTGTTCATCTGCTTCAGCCGTTGAAATATTGAGTCTTATGTCATATTTTCCGCCTAAATCATTACGGTTAATAGCTATTAATTCTTCATTCGTAATACGAATAATTTCTTCGTCATCTAGGAACTCTGAATTAAGAGCAATTATTTTTCTACCAATTTCTTTAATACCTGCAGAGAGCCGGCGTAAAATACCTAATTCTCTTTTTGAGGTCGCATCTAGAGCTGATCTAATACCAGTAGCAGTGGTTCCTAGAGCCTGGCCCGAGATGCCAGAAGTAAATGCTTTAATGCCTGTAAGCGACTCTGCTTCGTTATTTTGCATGTTTAATACTTCGATCGCTGATCTAGGAATCTCTGGATATACCTCCATATGGAAGGCCTGAGCCGGATCCACATTAGCATTAAACTTATAATCCTCTCCACGTTCAAACTTACGGCCGTTAGTTACATCTAGCGCGTCTTTACGTATACCTTGCTGGCCATTAGCACTTCGACCAATAACATCAATAATGCCTCTAGTAACAGCGCCTACTATTTTCTGATTATCTTCAATAAGAGCTGAATCAGGTTCGCCATATACATGACGTCGACGGGGTAAATACTGAACTACTACGAAAGGTATTTTCTTATCTGGGTATGGATTCTCTTCCATACGAATGAATGTTTGTCCTACCCAGGTAGCTACAAATGATTTAACTTCCCCGGTACCGTCAATATCCCAGAATCCCCAATACTCTCTAGCAATAATCTTTTTACGGGGCTTATCTTTAAATTTAAATGACTCATCATCAGATTTAACTTCATGATCAGGCTCTGCTAATACAGAAGTAGATTCTAAATTAATTTTATCTAAATTTTTATATCTACCATCTTTTTTAAGTTCTGCTAAAGAGGTCTCGAAACTATAAATTACGAAACTAGCATCATCAATAACGCCTTCACATGTAGGATCTAAAACTACATTATGATAATCACATACTGTTAGAACAGGTTGATTTTTAACTTTAACGGTTTTAATACTAGAGGTCTGTCCTGTTTTAACCTGCTGTATAGCGGGTTGGCCAGTATTAGGATCAATTACAAATTGGCCCGTATTAGGATCAATCACTGGCTGGTCTTCAATAGTATCTTTAAATATTCGACGTTTACCTTCTTCAGTTTCCCAAGCGACTCGAACTACAATTGTGCCTTCATCTACACCGGTTCTAATATAGTCATCAATAAAGGCTACTTTATCAATGCGACAATTGAGCTGGTAATTTAATACCTGTCCATTTTGTTCAGCAGCTGCTTTATCTTCAAAGGTTACAGGAGATGTATTAAATAGGTCATCAGTAGATAGGAAAGGTTCAGATAAGGCAGCATAACGCCATTCAGCTTGTTTACGTGCAAGTTTAGGAACTAATTTAGATCGACCAGGTTTAGCATTAATTGTTTGTTCGCCATTAAGTACGCGTAACCACCCATCAACTTCATCTGTATGTGCAGTATGGGCAACCATTGCAGATGCCAAATCGTCCTTAAGTTCTCGTAAAGTAGGAGGATTTTCCCACTCAACAAAAATACTTACATCTTCTTCTATTGCATCGGGCTGTTCATCGTGGTCATTTATGTCTTCATTCATGAGAGCGGTTTTCCTCTATGATCGGTATTTTGTTTTTTATTTAGTCGTCCTGATCTAAATTGATCCAGCCTAATCTTAGCTCGTTCTTTTTGCTTAATAAAACTACTATGTTGATCTCTCACATAATTATCTATTTTATAAATCTTACACCCGTTAATTGTAACATGATAATCTAAATAATTCTCAAATAAGGAGTTTTTGTCCCCGAGCATAATAGAACAATACACATCATCTGCTCGAACTACCTCAGAAACAAAGTATTTCCACATCTTAGCAAACTGCATTTTAGCAGACAGAGTAGGTGCAACAAATACCCCAGCAATCATATAACCATTTAGTTCTCGATCGAATCTATAAAATAAACAAGATTCTCCTTCCTGTATTAGACTAACATGAGAAAATATCATTTACAAATCTCCAATACAGCAGCTGAAAATACATTACCCATGCCGGCACCTAAACTTAAGAATCTACCTGATTCTTCTTGAACTGCTAATGCTGTCTCAATAGCAGTAGAGGCCCCCATGGTATGGCCAATACGTAACTTATAGTTAATTGTTCTAATATCTCCAAATTTTTCTTTAATTAATTTGTCCTCAATTTGGTTATCAGCCGAGAATGTACTATGAGTTTTAACAAAATCAATCTTATCAGTGAATACTCGATTCATGACTTTTCGGTAACCCTTACCATCTGCTGAGATTCCAAGAGGAGTATTATGTACTTCTGCTCCAATATACATGTCTTCGACTTTAGCTAAAGGTTTATGCTCATGGTACCAAGAGGCATAACCGGTCTCAAATACAGAGATATTACACCCTTGACCGCACCTGAATTTCTGCAATTTCGGATAAGCTTCTTCAGCCACTAATTTAGATAATCCAAATTCCCCAAAAATAGATAGATAATCTTCGCAGGTTCCGTCATCGACGGACACAACTACAACAGCGTCTAAAACCCCTGCTTTCATAAGGTTACGTGCATTAAACCAGGCAGAATGTCCACTAATACAGCTAGTAGCGTCGGTTGCAATATACTCAAATTCTCCGATCTTATTAGCTATTGAACCTGCATATATCTGGTTTTCTGCCATTACCGGTATTCTATAAGTAGGGTATTTATCTGACCATTTTACGGTCGTTAAATGCCCCATCCAATGAGTACCGCCAGCAGCTAAAATAAAGCCTACTTTACATAGATCTGATTTAGTTAATTCCCGAAGAAATTCAAATGTACCAGGAGCTGCTCCGTGTTGACCTTTTAATACATAATTAACTAATTCTTCACACATCATACGGATCCCTTTTTTAACTAAAGGACCCCCGCCATGGTTGACATTATGTACGTATTGCGGGTATGTTACGTGATCAATTAATTCAATATCTTCGGAATATACCGAATTTGTATGAGTTAAAAGCATCGTTTACTGTATTCTAATGCATCCTCAAATTTATACGTTTGAGTGGCATTCTTCATAACAAAATCTTTAAGATCAGTACCGGTATTTTTTCCGGAATTCATATAGTCACTGACTGTATCCTCAGGGATACCAAAGAGTTCAGAGATCCAGATAAAGAAAACAACAGCACTTAAACTATCTAATTTCTCAATGGTAATCTTTTCATCCATTGTTTTAATAGGAACAAATTCTTCTCCCATATCAGCATCTAATTTAAACAAATGATTTATGATTATGAGGAATTGTTCGTCAGTAAAATCAAAAGATGTAGTCTTAAAATCTGAGGTCTTAAAATTTGTCATGTTAATCCTTATGGTTAATAGCTATTAACGGCGGTTTAATACTAACTTAAATACACAAGGAAAGAAAGTTTATGTCTCGTAAAGAAACCAATCCTAAAGATGCAATTGCTGTTAAAAAACCTAGATATTACTGTAATGTTCCAGCTAATGTAATTAGAGAAACTAGTGTTGGAATGCTGGAAGGCGGTATGAAATATGGTCGACATAATTATAGAGTAGCTGGAGTTTTAGCCAGTGTTTACTATGATGCTACTATTGGCCATATCAATGATTGGTGGGAAGGCCAGGATATTGATCCAGATAGCGGACTTCACCATATCACCAAAGCTATAGCATCTCTGATCGTCCTGAGAGACGCTCAGATGAATAATA